AAATGCAAATCAGGGGCAGAGAAGAGTTCGACTCCAGTTGCCCATTACCATCCAAGGAGTTACACTAATGATCGAAGTAGCAAAAGTATACGTAACAAAAATTATGCAAGAACGAACTTCATTTGACGGTTTGACATTAATTACCATCTGTGGTAGTATTATACTCTTCGGTGGGATTGCAAAGTTAGCAGCATACGCAGGTCTTGCTTATGGCTTATGGACGATGTTTAAAACTGAGAAGTAATTGTGGTCATCTGCATTTGTAGGAACATCAAAGAGAGTGATTATCCTAACAAAGAAGAATTGATTAAGAGGTTATACGAACCCGACACAAAATGCAATAAATGCATCGAAAACTTGACAATAATGCCGGATGATGATATACTATGCGCATCATTAAACAAAGGACTACATTATGAACGGGAAGAAATCAAAGTTATTGAGGAAGACAGGTAGTTCTTCCAAGGCATCAAAGCGCCTCTACAACGCTGTCTCGCACGATTACAGAGGTATTGCGGGTGACATACTAGAATTACGCGCAGAGCGCCCTATGGAGCCTCTACAGAAGATGTATTCGAGGCCACACCCATCCGGTGCGACCCGAAAGTTCCGTCGTGGGTATGGTGTATACTTTGATCGGAGCGGTGAAGGGGAAGGCACTTGGGAAATCGGGCGTAAAGATCGATACGAGAAACAATTTGGTGCTATCCAAGAGGTGATTGAAGAGCCTGTTATGATTGAAGAAGTTGAGGCGTTGCCCGTTGAAGAAGGTGATGCGAATGTTTAACCTTTACAAGCATAAGCCGGAGCCTATGGACAAAGAGATTTCAAAAGCGAAACTGAAAATTCTCAATCAAAAGGATTTCGAAAAAAATATTATTCAAATTATGACCAGTAAGTCGGGCATCTCTATGATTGATGCTATCGTACATTACTGCGAGAAAAATAATATTGAGATCGAAACGGCGGCCGCATTAGTTACCGCCAAGATGAAGACCAAAATTGAGAAAGAGGCTATCGTGATTCGCATGGTAGAAAGTACTGGTGCTAGACTACCTCTAAAGGAAGAATAATGGAAGGCGTTGCTGCGTATAGTACATATCTGGCATTAAAACGGCATTTCTGTTCAGACTCATATGACTACTTTAAGTACCAAGGCAAAGTAAAAGGTGTTGAAAGTTCATTTGTGAAAAGAAAGGATCGATACTTCTTTGTCAAGTTGGGTAGGAATATGGGGAATTATCTGGAAGGATTCTTAATTGCGAATATGGTTGAAGACCCTAATGTTTGGGTTGGTAATCTTTTAACTGAGGAGAGTGCGCAGGTATACAAACATTGGCAGAAAAAGCAAGAGTCGTTATCATATCATTTTATTAATGAGATTTCGTTTCTTGATCAAATTAAGGCTAAAGACTTTAACGAACTTTTTAGTGTTCGTTCGCATGATCATCCCGAGATCATCAAAAGGTTTTTACGAAAAGAAATTAGTATTGAATCGTTAATTATTTTGAATGAGATCTTGACATTCATCCAAGGATATGATAAGATACTAAATGATCCGGTATACAACGGGGTCAGTAGATTGTGTAAGAAGTATCGGCCATTTATGCAGGTTGATATTACAAAATGCAAATCTACAATGCAAGACATGGTTAGCGGTTGAACCATGATATTATGAATAAAGTGGATAAAACGATATAAAACTAAAACTAAACATACGAGAGAATAAAACATGGCTACAAACTTTGCAGAACTAAAGCGTTTACGCAACAAAGACCTTCAGAAACTTACATCTGAAGTCACTAAACTCAACGAGGGTCCAGAAAAGAAGTCTTACGAGGACACACGATTCTGGCGCCCCGCAGTGGATAAGTCTGGTAATGGTTATGCCGTTATCCGATTCTTACCATCGCCTCAAGGTGAAGATATGCCTTGGGTTCAAACTTTCTCACATGGTTTCCAAGGGCCTTCTGGCAAGTGGTACATTGAGAATTCTTTGACAACAATCAACCAGAAAGATCCTGTTTCCGAATTGAATTCTGAGTATTGGAATAATGGAACTGAGGAAGGTAAAGAAGTTGCACGTAAACAGAAGCGACGATTGCAGTATATCGCAAATGTTTATATTGTTAAAGACCCATCTAATCCTGAGAACGAAGGTGAAGTTAAACTTTATAAGTTTGGCAAAAAAATCTTTGACAAACTCAATGATATGATGAACCCTGAGTTTGAAGATGAGACCCCAGTAAATCCGTTTGATTTATGGGAAGGTGCAAACTTCAAATTGAAGATTCGTAAGGTTGAAGGATATCAGAACTATGATAAGTCTGAGTTTGATACTTCCGCCCCATTATCGCAAGATGATGATGACTTGGAAAGAATCTGGAATACTGAATTTGCTTTGACTGAATTTATCAGTCAGACTAACTTCAAAACTTATGATGAATTGAAAGCACGATTGATGTTTGTGCTGGATCGTGATGTAGAGTTTCCAGAACCCACCGAGGCTGTTGAGGCATATATCCCACCCACACCTAAAGTGACACCCACTAAATCTGTAGAAGAAGCTAGTGATGACCCTTGGGCAAAGGACGATGACGATGATAGTCTAACGTACTTTGAAAAATTAGCCGAAGGTTAATATCACGGGGAGTCTTTAAAGGCTCCCTTTTTTTTATCTACTACCCAATCCAAGATATCCTGATGTTGTCCCTCTAACATCAATAGATAATATCGGATGATAATCTCTAACCGAAGAGCCCCCAGCATTAATCACTGAGGTGTTCTGACTGTTATTAACATTAGGTGCGTTCGTAACAACATTATTGTTTGTAGCAACAACATTACTAGAACTAGAACCGGCGCCACCATCAAGCCCGTCACCCATCAACTGATCCCCTGTCGTACTGCCAGCCGGCTCAATATAATCCGAACCAAGATTAGAAACACTGTCACCCCCAGTCATTGCTTGACCAGTATCAACTGCAAGATCGCCCAAAGATGACCAATCACTCAAAGAGTCGATTACATCTTCATCAGAAAGTGCTTTGTTCATTTCGGCGGCTTGCAGTTGCATGTTGGCGGCGGTTAAAAATACATCAGCACTATTGAATAATTCTGCGGCAAGATCCATATCACCAGCTTCCATCGCAGCCTCAATTGCTTCGCGGTATGCGGCTTTTGCTTCATCGATATCTTCTTGCGAATCAATCCCTTTTAGACTATCCGCAAGATCAGCATCCAGCCCTAAAGCATCAATACCCTCTTGTATATCAAGAATAGCCTGTTCTGCGGCCGCAGTGGCTTGTTTTGCCATGAACTCAGCTTGTTCTTCTGGTGTATAGAAGTTCTGGAAATATGATTGCATAGTTTTTCCAAACTGCTCCTCCCCACCCAGATCTTCAACAAAGGCGGATTTTGCGCCGGCTAGGGCCAATGATTCTTGATTTGCTTTTTGTTCTTCTGTCAGTTCTGGTTGTGGCATCTGAGACCAGTCGATATTGATGTTGAACATACCACCATAATATCCACCCCGGCCTGCGTTTCTATTACCACCATAATCTTCGTATTCTTGATAACCTTGGCCACCCTGGCCACCAGCAGGACCACCCATAACACTCATCATCATTTGTTTGTAGTACGGGGAATTTGCCCAGTCTGCCATTCCAAGCATTCCGGCCCCACCACCAACATCCGTGGCTGCAAATTTGTCTGCCGCTAAACCAAACATATTGGCAGTTTCTTCTGCAGCGTATCCCAAAGCATCAAACCAATATTCTACACTTTGGGTTGCGCTTGCAAGTCTACCAAAAGTAGCCATTGCATCTTCACCCTCGATAGCATATTGAGAAACTCTGCCATATGTCTCTTTGATCATATCGTTGGCGTATGTTTTCATTGCTTCTTGGATTTTTTTCTGCTGTTCTTCCGGTGACAAATCTTTAAGACTGATCTTATATGCTTTAGTGAATCCGGTAACAGCATCCTCATTCATACCGAGCACGCCAGCTAATGATCCAATACCCATTTGCAATTGACCAGCGGTATCATTAAAGAAGTCCACCAATCCCTGATCCATGTCGGAGTAATCAGTACCCTTTTTATCGGAACGGTATTTGCCACCTTTTTTAATCCATTCCGAGTATTGTTGACCTTTGGTATCTGTACCAAGCTCAATATCCAATCCCGTTTCTGTGACTTTCTTAGCCTTTCTCCCGAAAAGGCGATTCAATCCTCCCATTACCACACCAACAACAGCAGATCCTACAGGGCCAAAGAACGAACCAACTGCGCCAGCAATTTTATTCAAATGTTTATTGATCTCGTAGCCACCGCTCAACATATTCGCAATCGCATATGTCATCATACCATTACCAATAGCACCGGCGGCCGCACCCATTGTTCCAGACATCGTGCTTTGCCCGAGGCCTCCGGTGAGGTTAAATCCTGTTGATGCCCCAGCGCTCATGCCCGCACCAAAGTTTCCGAGCATAGCGCCAGCTTGACCCATCACCCCAGTCTTGGCAGCTTCCGCCAGGGCCACATTTCCATATCCGGCTTGACTCAGAGCGGCGAAGGAGGCTGATTTTGCAGCCTGAGCCGCAACCATTCTGGTCCCCAAATTCGCAATACCATTACCGATGATTCCTCCGGCGCCGCCGCCTTTTATCATCGAGTATATATTCAATCCAGCGCCAATGGCACCCCTAGCATTAGTTACAGGCGCACCATTCCAAATTGCTGATATAGCATTCAAACCACCAGCAAAACTCGGATTGTTTAATGTATCAGAAAAGTTTGAAAACCCACCACCCGGCGCAGCAAGATCTTGTGCTAAAGCATATACCGCAGAATTTGCGTTACCCTCAAAATCAAGTTCTTTGGAAAGTAATCCCCCGAGGGCATCTCCCATTGATGATCCTGTGAAATTTCCTTGGAAACTGCCCCCAAAAGTTCCTGCAAGATCAGTTCCACCACCAACGGCATCACTAAAGAAACCTTTAACTTCTCCAAATATATCACCAACTTCACCAAACACACCAGATGCTTTATCGAACCAACCACCCTCACCCTTACCAAAGAACCCACCAATAGCAGTACCAATTTTACTGAACAAACCGCCTTCTTTGTCGCCACCAAAGAGGCTTCCGATTTTATCAAATATACCACCGCCGCCGCTGCCACCAGAACCACCCAAAGCATTGAACAACTTTTGAACCAAGTCCGACTGCCCGGACATAAATTTATTCAATTGCCCGTTGAGTTCGCCCTGCAAGGCTTGAGAAAATTGATTGCTTTCCATTGATGCTCTATGTTGAGCGTCAGCTTGGGCTTGTTCTTCTAAAGATAATAAATGTGCGTTTTCCGCTATGTTGTCAGAACCATCGATAACCGCTACCGATGTCTTGTCTATACCATCAACAAGTTCTTCAGTTTGTATTGCGGTATCATCTTTGCTTACGGGTTCCTTGCCAGGCTCTACAGGAGTAGATTCTTCTAGGCGTTGTTGTTCTAACGCAGCAATTTCCTCTGGTGTTCCGAGCGACGGATCTTCATAAGGAATTTGGTCTACGGCTCTACCACAAACACATTCCAACATCAAGTTATAAATTTTACGAACGTCAGTTGCGATTGATTCTAATTGCGATCCTACTGTTCCGGTAGAATCGTCGAATATACTTTTCGAAGCAACGGCCGC